TGGCCGATGTCCTCGGCGCGGTTCTGGGCGATGAACTCCACCGAATAGGTGTCGGTCGCGGTGTTGGTGACCGTCACCCCGCCGGCGCCGACGTTCTGCAGCGCCTCGAGCGCCGCGGTCAGGTTGGCGGCCATCGTGCCGGCCACGCCCGAGTAGACGATTGGGTCGGTGACAAACTGCTCCAGCGTAATGTTGAAGGTCTCGCCGCCGACGAAGCTGTCGAACTCGATCTGCTGCACCTCGTTGACGCCGCCGGCGCGGCTGCCGTCGTAGTCGAACAGCGGAATGTTGGTGAACGTCGCCGCGCGGCTGTCCCATTCGGTGTGGGCGCCCTGGCGGGTGATCTGCAGCGGCGCGGTGGCGACGTGGAAGCCCAGGAAGGTGTCGAGCTCCTGGACCTTGTTGACCACGGGCGCCTCGGCGGCGGTCCACGGCGTGCGGATCGACGCCTGGCGCACGTCGCCGTGATAGACCTCGATGTTGCCGGGCGTGGAGACCAGCACATAGCGCTGGGTCAGCGCGTCGAAGTCGAAATCGTAGAGCTTCACAGCCGACGCCAGGTCGGCGGTCTCCTTCCAGAAGGCGACGCCGTCGAGCGACAGCACCGAGCCGGTGAGGTCGGCGGTCCCGGTCTTGACCACGCGCCAGTGCTGGGCGGTCACCGACTGGCCGGGGCCCGGGCCGAAGCGCCGGGTGCGCAGGATGGCGCCGAGATCGAGCGCGATGCCGAACGTGCGCCAGGTGCTGGTGTTGTCCAGGTACTGGACCTCGAAGCAGCTCTCGGAGGTGGCCGGCAGCGTCATAGGATGTTGTAGTAAGAGGTTTCGCCGAAGTGCAGGCCGATCGCGGCCCACGGGTAGCTGATCGGGACCGTCGCCGGCGGCGTGCCCGCGCCGGTGTCGTGCAGGCCGTAGTCGACCACGTCGACCAGGCCGACTTCGACCGGCGCGCCGAAGTCGAGCGTCAGCACCACGTAGCCGTCGGTGGCGGCGAGGTCGGCCGTGGACAGCACCGGCGTGCCGTCGATCGCCGCGGCGTCGCCGGCGGTCCCGCCGTTCGGCGCGGCCCAGGTCACCGCACTGAGGTCGAGCGCGACCAGCTCATGGCGCACCAGGTCGTTGTGGGTCTGGCCCGGGCGCCCGGTCAGCGGGCCTTGCGGCAGGCAGAGGCAATCGCTGATCAGCGCCGCGCCGTTCTTGGTCGCGCTGACGTCGTCGCGGCCGAGCAGGTCCGGGTCGATCTCGCCGGCGTTCCACGAGCGCTGCTTGAGGATCTCGGTCGGCATCAGTCGGGCTCGTTCAGGTCGACGATCAGCGGCCGGCCGGCCAGTGTCGGGTAGAAGCCGCCCATCCGCGCATCGACCAGCGGGCCGGCGTCGTAGAACAGCTGGCGCTCCGGCGCGTTGCGGCCGTCCGCCTGGCGCGCCTGCAGGTAAAGACCGCCTTCGCCGCCCTGCTCCGGCGTGCCGAACGCCTGCTGCCAGAAGGTGTCGGCCACGGCGGCGTCCGGGCGCCGCCGGGCGATGTCGGACGCGAACGCGGTGGCCGTCAGGGTGACGAACCACGGCGGCCAGGTGCTTTCCGGCTTGGCCGCCGTGTATTCGGCGAACACCTGGCCGGCGTCGCTGGCCGCGCCCAGCGACGAGACCAGCACCCGCACGACGTGGGCGTGGGCGTCGGCGCTGCGGCGGAAGGCGCGCACGTCGCCGACCAGGTCGCTCGGCAGCGCGTAGCAGTATTTCAGCGGGCAGCCGGGCGGCGCGGTCGCCATCCGGGCCAGCTGCGCGAAGGCGGTGGCGAAGCGCCACCCATAGAGGCTGAGCAGGTAGTCGCGCCGGAACGGATAGGCGGTCTGCGCCCAGGCGCCCAGCGGGGTGTCCTCGCCCAGCGCCTCGATCGGCTCGCCGCCGATCAGCCCGATCGCCTGGTTGACGACATCGACGTCCGTGCGGGCCATGTGTCGCGAAACTCCGACAGGTCAAACGGATGCGGCCCCCGGCGTGACCAGCGCCGGGGGCCGCGAGGCGCGCGCCTCGGGCAAGGTCGAGGCGCGCGCCCAGCCAGCGTCCCCGGCGCTAGCTCTCGACGATCGGGATCGGCTTGCGGCTCAGGGTGAAGTCGAGCTTCGACTTGATCTGCACCACGCCTTCGGGGAGCAGCACCTTGGCGGTGGCCTGGAACCACTGGCCGATCATGTCGGCCAGCTGCGCGCCCAGACGCTCCTGGATGTCGACGTCGCCGTCGTTCTGCGAGCTCGCCACGGCGGTGTTGGCCCACATGAACATGTCGACGCCGGTCGCCCCGTCGCTGAGCTTGCCGGAGCTGCCGGTGCCGTTGCCGCTCAGCCGCTCGTACTGGACGAACTTCCAGTTGTCCCACGGCCGGTTCGACTTCATGTCGCTCTTGGCCAGGTAGGGGTCGAGCGCCCATTCGGCGCCGAGCTTCATCGGGTTGACGACGGTGATGGTAGCGCCCTCCAGCGCCTCGTTGGTGCCGAGGATCTGGTAGGCGTCCATCAGCAGGTCGAGGTCGGCCGTCGTGGCGTAGTCGCCCAGCACGGTGATGTCCTCGGCCGCGTCGTTGCGGCTGTTGACCACGCCGTTCGCCGCCGCGTCGCGCAGGGTGTCGATCACCTGGCGGTCGTGGGCGCGGTTGATCGCCCGCACCGCCGCCTGCGCGAACTGGCCGGGCGCGTTGGGGCCGAGCTTCTTTTTATCCGGGTCCCAGATGCCGAACACGGCGAACTCCGGGGCCGCGTTGGACTTCACCCAGTCCATCTTGGCGTTGGCCAGCTGCAGCGCGGCCAGCCGCTCGGAGGTGTAGGTGTCGACCAGGCCGAAGCGCGGAAAAAAGCAGTCGTCGCCGACGAACGTGCCGATGTCGACGGTCGAGCCCATCAGCCGCCGCTGCGTCTGCTGGGCGCGGAGGGTGACTTCCTTTTGGTACATAGGGACGAACCAGTCAGGGAGTGCGAAACCAGACATAACCTATCTCCTTTATCGGCTTTGCCGGGTTCCGGCGCTTTCCATGTCGCCAGAGTGGTTCGGGTCCGGAGCGCGCAACGCTGCCGCTTCCTCGGGCAGGTGCTTCCAGGCGATGCGCCGGCCGATGCGGCTGACGAGCTCGCGGGTGATGCCGCCGATGTCGTCGGCGATCCGCTGGTGGACCTCGCCCGCATCGACGCGCCGCCTGATCTCCAGGGCGACGTCCGCGGTGAGCTTGGAGAGCTTGTGGTTCTCGCCGGCGTTGAAATGCGCCGGGCGACCCGTGACGCCGCGCCCGCGGGTCTCTCGATCGGCGATGTTGTCGGCCTGCGTGCCGCCCAGCAGATGCGCCGGGTTGCAGCACGGCGGGTGGTCGCAGCTGTGGCGCACCGCGCCCCCCTCAGCGGCGCGCGGGTGCCAACCGTTAGCGAGATGGAAGGCGACCTGGTGGGTCTTGAAGATGCGGCTCTCGCCGTCGAGGGTGAACCAGACGCTGCCGTATCCCTGGCCGTCGTCGGCTCCCGTCCACGGCCAGCAGGCGTCCGGACCGCCGCTCTGGTCGACCCGCGCCCAGTAGTCGGCGGTCATCTGCTCGGTGCTGCGCGCCACGCGCCCACTGGGCATCAGCCGCCGGCCCTGGCGGCTTTGTCCGCATTGAAGGCTTTGACCCAGGCGGCGTCGGCCTCGCGCGTGAAGCGGTTGTCGACGCCGTACTTCGGGTCGGCGCGCAGCTTGTTGGCCTCGGCCATCGCCGGGCTGTCGGCCGCGCCTGCGGCGTCGTCGCGGGTCGGCGCGACGATCTGGCCGTTCGGCCCCATCATCTTGCGCAGCTTCTCCATCGCCGTGACGCCGGCGGCGGTGGCCGAGAACGCCGCGAGCTCGCCGAACTCGGCGTCGGTGACCTCGCCGCGGTCCTTCAGCTGGGTGGCGAAGCTGAGCGCTTCCTGCTGGCGCGCGCGGCCGTTGTCGCCCAGCTGGGCGGTCTCCGCGGCCGCGTCGAACATCGGGGCCAGCACGCCCTTCTCGGAGAACACCTTGATCAGGCCCATGACGTCGTCGAACTGGCCCTGCGACCACTTCTCGCTGAGCGCGTGTTCGCGGATCGCCTTCATCGCCGGGTCGGAGGCCTCGCCGGTGTACTTCACCAGCTCGGCCGGCAGGTTGACCTTGAACCCGTCGATCGCCTCGGGAACGATGGCGCGCGCCACGGCGGCGGCCTCGGCGACGGGATCGGGCGCGGGAGCCGGGGCCGGCGCTGGCGCTGGCGCGGGCGCGGCCGGCGCGGGGGCCGGCGCCGCGGGATCAGCGGACGGCGCTGGCGGGGTCGCCGTCGGCAAGGAAGTCGAGCCAGGATCCGGGCTCGGGCTCGGCGCCGGCGCTGGCGCCCCCGTAGGCCCGCCCTCCGGCGAGAACGTCTGACGGGTCAACTGAAACATCCGCGGGTGCATGGTCGTCTTTCTCCAGCTGCTTGGCGTGGGCGATGTAGGCGAGGATCGTGGCGGCGGCCTGGTTCTGGCCGGTGCGCAGCTGCGCGTAGCGCAGGTACTCGGTCTCGGTCGGCAGGCGATGGTCGACCGGCGCGCGGAAGATGGTCGCCTGCAGGATGGTCTCCAGCGCCAGCTCGCCGGCCGGCGTGCGGAAGACGTCGCGGACCGCGCGGGCGCGGCGGTCGTAGTCGGGATCGGCCCGCGCCTGGCGCATCGCCAGCGGATCGGGCGCGATCTGCTGGGCGCGCAGCCACGCGAAGGCGTGATCGAGGCTCGGTTCGGTCTCGCTCATGCGACCAGCGACAGCTGCGGCGACGCCGGCGGCGCGGACGGCGCGTAGGGATTGCCGGGCTGCGGGTTGGTCTGGGCGTTCATCACCTGGCCGGCGATCGCACCGGCGGCCTGCGCCAGCAGCTTGCGGGTGGCCTCGTCGTTCACCGCCCACAGCGGCACGCCCATCAGCTTCGCCAGCCGCGGCAGGCCGTCAGAGGTGTTGGCGATCTGGGTGAACGCCGCCTGGCCGCCGATCGACCGCGCCAGCTCCCAGAACTGCACGATGGTCTGCACGTCGTTGAGGTTCTGCGCACGCGCCAGCGGCCCGGTGACCTTCACCTTCATGATCAGCTGGTCGACCTTCAGCGTCTGCCAGTCGATGGTGGTGACCTTCTTGCGGTCCAGCAGGTCGATCGAGCGCACCCAGATTTGCGGGACCAGCTCGTGGTTCAGGCGGCTGAAGGCGGCGCCGTTGTCGTACTGCGCATCCTTGGTGCGCTGGATCCATTCGGTGGCCGAGCGCACCGCGCCGGTCTCCGGCGGCAGGGTGGTGGTGCCGAGCGCCTTGGTGATGTTGTCGCGCTGGTCCTGCAGCACGATCTGCCCGAGGTTGACGTCGCCGCCGATGTTCATCGGCGAGATCGACGGCCCCATCGGGCCGCCGGTGCGCGCCACGCGGATCAGCGCCGACGGGGCGAGCCGCAGGGTGTCGGGGTTGACGACGCCGTCGTGCAGGACCTGCAGCGGCGGCGCCAAGGCGAAGGCGGCCGCGCGCAGGATCATTTCCACGGTCTTCGAGGCGGTCCGCACGTCCGGCAGCGCCAGCATCAGCGCGCCGCGGCCCCACGGATCGTCGGGGCTGGTCCAGTGCCGGAAGATGATCCAGGGATTGGTGCGGTCGCGGGCGCTGTCGAAGACGCAGTTCTCGGCCTCCATCACGCACAGCCGCCAGCCGCGAATGTCGGGGTCGTAGTAGGTGACCTGGCTGACTTCGATCTTCTCCAGCGAGCCGGCGGCGATCAGCGCCGCGGTGGATGCCTTCCAGGTCGCCTGCGGCCAGTGCCCGGGCAGCATCCAGGCCGGGAAGCGCTTGCGCCAGAACACGTTGTCGACGCGGCCGGTGGGGCCTTCCTCGAACGCCAGCGTCCACGGCGCCGTGGTTTTCCAGACGATCGGCTGGTCGTCGTCGCCCTCCAGCGCCAGCAGCGCGCCGGTGCCGATCTGAAAGTCGCCGTAGGCCTCCAGCGACTTGATCGCGAAGGCCGAGGCGTCGAGCGCCGCCAGGATGACGTCGGTCGGCGTCGCCAGCGCGCGGTTGACGGCCTCGAGCTGGGTCGGGTCGACCAGCGGGCCGGCCTCGAGCTCGCCCCAGCGCTGGAACGGCGGCGTCAGGTCCTGCTGCAGCTTGTTCGCCGCCTTCTGGACGTTGACCTGGGCGGTCGAGTCGAACTGGCGATTGAACGCGGCCATGCCGAGCCCGCCCGGCAGCCGCCAGGGCATGGCGAAGGCCAGGCACTCGCGGATGAACGGCAGGATCGGTGCGCGGGCGCTCTCCGCCGCCCGCTGCCGCTCGCAGACCAGCTTGTCGGACCACTGCGCCATCAGGAGCCCGGCGGCGGCGTGGTGGCGCGGCCGCCGGTGAGGTCCGGCAGGACGCCCAGGGTGTTGCCCTGGAAGGCGAGCTGCTGGCGGCCGATGCCCTGCAGCCGCCGCCCGGAGGCGACCGTCTCGGCCTGGGTCTGGGCGTTCTGTTCCTGCGAGGCGAACAGCTGGCGCTGCTGGATCGACTGCGCCTGGTTCTGCGCCGCCATCTGCGCCTTCTGGGCCGACGTCGGCTGGCCCGTCAGCATGTCGATCAGACCGCTCATTTGAACTCCCGCTCGAAGCGCCGCACGACCCCGAGCCGGGTTTCCTCCAGCCCCGCGTCGTGGAAGCCCAACCATCCGGCGAGGCGCGCCCCCGCAACGCCGTCCTGGCGGACATGGGCGCGCACCGTCAGTGGCGCGGCCTCGGCGCCGACCGTGTCGAGCAGCCGCTTCATGCCGCGCACCGCGGTGATGAGGTT